ACCTGCCTGGGCTGCCAGGTGGCGAAGGTGGTCCTGGTCCCTTCCGGTGATCCGGTGATGCTGGCCAAGCCGGTGAAGGCCAGCGTGTACGGTTTCGACAAAGACAAGAAGCTGGTGGGGCCGTCCAAGGTGACGCTGCCTGCCGGCTGGTACGTCCTGCCCAAAAACTGATATGGCCCAGCAAATCATCAACATCGGAGCAATCGCCAACGACAACACCGGGGACACGCTCCGGGGCGCCGGCCAGAAGCTAAACGATAACTTCAACGAGATCTACGCCGCCCTGCCTCTGACCGCCCCGTCGACCTGGGTGCCGACGCTGACCGATTCCGGCGGTGGCCGCACCTTTGCGATCACAGTCAACATGGCGCGACACACGGCCATTGGATTCATCGAGACCTTTACGGTCGACCTGACCATTAACTCGGTGAGCGGCGCTGCCACCGGCGATCTTCGACTGAGCCTGCCGGATCCAGTCACCTACGACGCCGCACTGGCCATCTGGCTCGACAACGCCACAAACCAGGCCAAGACCGCGGTGATCGGTAAAGCTGTCGGTGGTACGTCCTACGCCGCTCTGTACCACTACGACAACGGGGACTCGACCAGCCTGGCTGGGCAACTACAGGCAACCAGCCGCATCGTAATCTCCGGCACCTACTTCACCGCCTAAATGACCATCATCGGCTCCAGTCTCCAGCAGGGCATGACGGTGCTCCAGCAGATGCTGGGGGCGCCGATGTTCATCTGGGAAGGCTCGTCGATCCGGTGCATCCCGGCCATGGTCACCGATGCCAACACGCCGGTGCCCGGTGGATTCCAGGACAACGTAGCATCCCGGATCCTGGTCAAGTTTTCCGACTGGAAGACCTGGGACAGCACCCTGGTCACCATGGACACCACCCTTTACACCCTCGACCAGGGCACCGAGTTCTCCAGGCTACTCAAGGAGGACGGCTACTACCTGCTCCAGGAGAACACCGACCGCATCGCCCTGACCTTCTGCAAGCCCCGCCCGGTGGTCGGCAGGACCCTGGTCTATCAGGGACGCACCTTGCGGATCCTGTCCTGCCGTGTGGATGCCTCCGGCGCCTACTACAGCCTCGAACTAGGAGCGAAAACCCGGTGAGGCCTGTCGTCAACATGACGGTGGATTCCAGCCGCTTCGATGCGGCAATGAAGGCATACCTTCTGCAGACGAGCCGTGACCTTCACAAGGCGGTCAACAGCCGATTCTTTTACCTGATGGTCCGCCTGTTTGTCCTGGTGCCGCCTAAGAGCCCGGGCCAGGAGCGCCGCAGGATTGCTGACTACCTCGGCACCCCGCTGGGAAACATCAACCGAAAGTCCAAGAAGACCGGCAAACGCATCGGCAAGTCCCGACTGCTTCGCCGGGTACACCTGATCGCCCAGTCTAAGGAAGCCAAGGCCGGCCGCCGCGGCCTTTACGGTGAGGAGATGAAAGCGGCAGCCTCGGCCCTGATGCGGAAAGCTATCGGCTCAGTCGGTTACCTGCGCTCCGGTGTGGTGAAGATCATCCGGATCTACAACAAGGGCTTCACTCAGTTCCAGAGCCCGAAATGGAAGCCTCTATCGAAGCCTGCAGGCTACAAGGCGCCCAAGAAGACCAACGCCGCCCTAGTGTCATTGGCCAACCAGTACGGCCTTCCTGAGGAGAATGTAGCCGTGCACAAGGGCACCAAGGCCCGAGGCATTCAAGCGGTCCCAGGATTCAACCCGACAGCCTCGGTGGTCATGACCGCTGGCGTGGCCGACAACCAATACAACCGGGTGGCAACGATCTACAACCAGGCCATGCAGAGGGCCATGGACGACGAGCTGGCCGAGCTGACCAACCACATGACCGAGGCCATGCTGCAAAACGGCAAGGTGCTGGAAGACAACGGAATCTCCATCAAATGAACGCCGCCGCACTCAGAGCAGAGAAGGCTGTGGCCGACTACCTGGCAGCCGCCGACTGGTCGGCCTCCGGCGCCGGAACGCCCACCTGCCTCACGTCCTACAGCCGCGGCCTCTACGACGACCCCGACGAGCAGGACGTCATGCCCAACTTCCCGCGCCTAGTGGTCTCGACCAACTCGGCCAGGCCTGTGCAACGCACCGATCTGACCTGTGAGGTCGAGATTGCTGTCGAGCTTCAACTCTCGGCCGACGACACCGACGAGGCCGATGTCCTGACCACCGTGCAGGTGCTCGACAATCGGATCCTGCCGCTCTTTGACGAGTCCGGCGCCTCTGCCCTGGACGCGCCGCCAAACGACGTCAGCGGCCCGTTTACGGCCCAGTTCGCCGCCCCTCTGGACTTTGGGGCATCCTCAATCTCTAATCGGTCCAGGACGTTCACCAGGACCTTCACCCTTTACTGCAGCGCAACCATCTAACCTCAGACACCTATGGCTAACGTACACGGAAATAAATATCTCTTTGGATCACCGGCGACCTTGGCAATGTACGACGCCGCCGGCGCCCTCATTGTCACCGGCTACATCTCGCCCGAGATCGAAAGTTACGACATCACCGGCGAATGCGACACCGAGGAGGTGCGAAATAACAACGGCGAGGTGGTCGGCCACATCACCTACAACAACCGGCTGACCCTGACCGTCAATTTCGTTCCTGTTGGGACCAACGCCACCGCGGCCACCGCCCTTAACGAGCGCCTCTATGGCTGCTCTTTGCCCCAAGGTAATGGCACCGTGGCGATCAGCAACGCTCCAGTGATCAATGTCGCAGGTTACGCCGACGCTATCAACACCGGCAGCGGTGGCCGATGGATCTATGCCGGCGGTGGTTCGATCAAAACCACCCAGACCGGCAAAGCTACCGGAACGATCACCCTGAAGCGCTTCCCTGCCATCAGCGCTGCCGCGGCCACCAACCTGTGACCGCCTTGGCCGACATTCTGAACGCTACAGCCGAGCCCTGTCCTGTCGTGATGGGGCTCCGGCTGGTGCCGTATTCTGTCGGCCATTCTCTGGTGCTGCATCGTATTGGCTCGCCCTTGGCCCTTGGCGGCCCCGTAGAGCGTTCCAATCTCATGGAGGCTGTGTTGGTATGCTCCCAACCTGTCAGAGAGTCCCTGAAAGCAATCCACTCACCACTGCGAGGCCTGGCGATCTGGCTATGGGCAAAGAGAACCAAGCATCTTTCATTCGATGCCGAGTTCGAGAAGTGGAACGACTGGATGGCCAAGCAGTCGACGGCGCCGGAGATCCTAAGCAAACCCGGCAAGTCGAGGCCGTTGTCGATGCCTTGGCCTGAAAGAATGCTGGCCTGCTGCATGGACATCGGTCTCCGAGAGGATACCGTCTTGGCCATGCCAATCGGTGATGCCGAGCGCCTTGTCCTGGCTCGTGCGGAAACCCATGGAGATGTCGAGCTGTGGAGCCCGAAGGACGAGGCTCTATGGCATTGGATGAAGCAACAGGAAGCAATCAAGAACTGACACTATGGCCATCTTCTCTCTACTCGCCAAACTCGGCCTTGATGGCACCAACTTCGAGTCAGGCCTAAAGAGGTCTCAGTCGATGGCTAAAGGCGTCGGGCGTGAAATATCAGGCACCCTGGCTGGTATTTTTGCGGTGGATAAATTGGCGCAGTTCGGCCTGCAAGCAATAGAGACAGCCGGAAAGCTGCAGGATCTTTCCAACCAGTTAGGAGTCTCTGCCGAGTTTCTGCAGGAAATGAAGTTTGCCGCAGATCTTGGAGGCTCCAGCCTTGAGGAGGTTGCCGCGGCTCTTGAAAAGGTTACCATTGCACGAGGAAAGGCTCTTGGTGGAGATCAAGGCCTTCTTGATGCATTCGCCAGATTTGGAATTACCGCCCAAGAAATTAAGACGGCCAAGATTGAAGATATCTTCCTAAAGATCGGCAGCGCATTTGAAGGTGATGCCAACCCTCAAAATTTGATTGCTCCATTTCGGGAGTTGGCAGGCAAAAGCGCAGGCGCATTGATTCCAGCTATGGCTACAGGACTTGGAGAAGCAGCAAACCAAGCCCGGCGCCTTGGAGTTATTATGTCAAATGAGGTTATCACAGCAATGGATGAGGCAAACGACAGGATGGACATTCTAAAGGCAAAAGCCACTGCAGGCACTGGAACTATAATTGGAGGCATTATTCAGCCAATGCTGAATGGAATCGAGCATGTCTATTCTGCTGTTGAAGCCTTTTTCCTAGCGTCAGCAACTCCAGAAGGGGGCAAGGAGTTAAAGGCTATGGACAACATTAGGCACATGTTTTCCCAAGCCAAACAGGCGTTTGTTACTTCATACGAGCAGACAGATATCGACGAACAAGCTAAGAAGGAAGCCGACAAAAGAAGAACTGAAGCAAGGCGCCAAAGCCAGATTGAACCAGAAGGTGAGAAATTCAAAACAGTAATGGTATCGTCAGCCACCGGCGACCAACTCGCTCGCACTGGTGGGTTCACCGCTTTCCAGAGCAACATGGACCGCTACTTTGGCGCCGTGAAGACGCAGGCCCAGGACATCCGCGACATCAGCCGCAACACTCAACGCACGGCCGAGGCCGTCTCCGAATAACATGGCGACAATCCAACAAGGAAACGAGCTGGCAGCGTTTCCTGGCTACATCGAGGTCTCGAGATCCTACGACAACAGCGGCACGGGCCGCGTGCTTCAGCTTCAATTCAGGGGCCCAAAGGACGTTTTACGAATAGCCTCTGCGCAATGGGTTGCTATTGGTGCCAAGTATTCAATCCGAGAAGACGGACCGTATTCTGAAGCCACGGTAACTATTGGCGGAACCAACTACGACCCAGGCCTTGAGATTTACGAGCAGTCGACGCCGCAGCCAGGGGAAATCGCCGACATCCGCTACGAGTTCCGCACGGATTATGTCGACATTAGCGTTTTCGCTCTGCCTGCAGTAGCCAAAGAAGCTGACGCAACTGGGGATCCTGCCTTCTACAAGAAGACCATTGAAGATGCGGTAAGAAATGGCCAGAAGCTCGAAGATATTTCGCCGCTAGGAAACCTGCCAATTGCTCGACGGATCTCGGTCAAGCTGGCTCGCGGCGAGGAATCCTTCCCGGTGGCCCGGGTGAGTTTGACGCGCATTGCCACATTCTCTGGCAATCTAGGGCTGCCACAGGTTCCACAAGGCATACCGCCTGTCTACTATCCACTCTCGTTCATTCAGATCTGGAACCTTCCGTTTTCAGTTTCATCAATGCTGCCATCTGTTCCTGTTGATCCGATCACTGGACAGGTGCAGGCTCCATCCGGAACCGCGTGGGGCTGGAAGCAGACCAACTACTCGACCAGCCTCATCACTAAGACCAATCAGGTTGAGCAGAATATCTCATGGACGTTCGCCCCATACGATCTGGATATTTACCCATTCTTCTAACCTTAACCAATACCCACACCCACCTCTATGGCAGACGAAATTCAAATGACCGCCCGGCTGTACGCTTCCAAAAACGGAGCCTACCTGCCCTCAGTAACCTACACCAAGAGCGCCACCATGGTCGGCACCGACATGGGTAGCCAGACTCAGGTGATCGGCCTGACCGTCGAGGCTCTCGACGTGCCGGTCGACGTAAGCAGCCCCTACAAACTGCTGATCAGCAACCTGGACAACACCAACTATGTCGAACTCGGTTTCGTCAGCGGCACCTATACCATGCGGATCCCAGCCGGTGAGACCCTGCTGATCCCCTACGTCAGCGCCACCCTCTACCTGCTGGCCAACACCTCCGCCGTGACCGTCCAGGCGACCTTTTGCGAGATCTAACCGACCAACCCTATGGCAAACGAAGTCGAGATGAGCGCCCGGCTGTACGCCAGCAAGGGCGGCGCCGTGATCAATTCGCAGTCCTACAGCACGGTGGCCAACATGACTGGCACCGACATGGGGCAACAGACACAGGTGGTCGGAACGACCGACGAGGCCCTAGACCTCACCGCTGACCTGGGTACGCCCTACCGGCTCCTGGTAGTCAACCTGGATCTAGTCAACCCGGTCTCCATCGGGCCTTCCTCGCCGTACTCGTTCCAGATCCCGGCCGGTCAGTTCATCCTGATCCCCTGGGTCGATGCGACGATGTACGTCAAAGCCTCCAACAGCCCCGTCAAGATCTTCGCCCAGTTCTGCGAGATTTAAGCCATGCCCCTGCAACTGCCATCCAAGCTATCGGAGCGCGGCCTAAAGGCAGACCACGCCCGGGCCATCAATCAACTGATCGAGGCCGTGCGCCGGGTCCAGTTAGTCGCTGGGCCTGGCCAGCGGGTCGAGCAGAATGCCAATGGTACGACGCTGAAGACCGCGGTGGGTTCGACCACGGTGCAGACGGCTGAAGAATCTTGGTTCTACTGATCATGCCCTACGCCCTTGGCAGGCTCGACAAGATGTTCACGGCCTACAACCTGAACAATCTCTACAGCCGATTCGATAAGAAGTGCCAGGCAGCGCTGAACGGCATGGGGCCGCTTTGGGCGAGTTCGCGGTTCTCACCCTTTGCCCAATGGTCGGCGCCATTCCCGTATGGTGTGTGGTACGTCTACCGGAACGACCCGGAGACCGCCCTTAGGCTCAAGGACGATGGTGCCGTACCCAGCCCGAGCATTCCTGGCATCGGTTACTACCGCGACGAGCACAACCAGGTGGCCGCGCGGATCGAGCTGTCCAAGCTGGAGAACAAGCACCTCGATGTGGCTGGCGGCCAGGTCTACGTCGATCACCACAGCACCGTGGGAGATCCGTTCACCTGCGACGTCGGCAAGATTCACTTCAGCTTCGAGCTGTTGCGCCGTGAGGTGGCTGGCATCGAGTACGATGTGCACCTCGGCTGGGATCCACAGGTCGGATCCGGCATGACATCCTATGTGCGCGGCAGCCTCGGGCCTTCCGACCCTACACTGCCCCCTGGGCGGATTCACAAGCACAAGTTGGCCGTGGCCGAGATTGCCATTGAGGGCCTGACCGACTTCCGGATCCTGAACACATACCAGCGTTACGACTGCTGGCGGGTCCACAACTGCGGGACCTCTACCGTGCAGGTGCTGCTGCAGTTGCCCGATGGCAGCGCTGACAGGCAGTTCGTTGGTCCTGGAGCCGTCCGAGCCTTCCGACGCCGACAGGACGGCACCTGGGCCACGCGCTGGCCTAACGGTGGCTTCTGTTACCATTTCTTCCCGTACTTCCCGGGCGACGTGCCGTATTTCGCGGAGGGACCGCCGAGCTGGCATGCTCCAACCACCTCGCCATTTCTGGCTCTGGAACGATCGGCCCAGGCCAACAACGTGGCCAACCCGTTCATCATGTTCGACTGGTTGCACACGATGGGCGCTCAAATCGACCCAGACGTAGACCACGACGTTCGGCAGGTTTACCCTCAGACTTACGCCGACCCCGGAGACTTCCGGCAGCAGCTTGGTGACCTGGTTTTTACCTGGGGGCGTGCCCGGGTGCGCTATTATTTCGGATCCAGTGGTGAAATCTCCGAGGAACGACTGGTCAACTTCACGGGTGTTGGAAGCCTGGTGCAACGCCTGGAAGGCCTTGGCATCACCGTGGTGCAGAATGCCAACAGCATCGAACTGACCAGCGACCGCGGCCTGATTGAGATCAGCCCGGTCGATTGCAACATCTTCTGCGATTCAACGGCACCCAGGTGGCAGATCAGCACCACACCGCTCACGATCTCGACGGTTTACCCTCAGGGATTCTGGTCTGCCGGTAACGAGGCCACAATCTTCGACAAGGCCATCGACGTGCGGCGCCGGCTGGCTGTTGAGCAAGGTTTCCTCAACAATTACGACGACGTCCACGACATCACCGAAGACCGAATCGGCCTTCTTAGGCTCACACCTCAAGGCTTGGTTTGCAGCATTGGAAGCCCTATTGGAATCGACGGAAACCTCCTGATTGACTTTGAATCCTACGCCCAATCAGACCAGCTCTACATCAAAAGCCATGACCCAGGTTTTGGTGTAGGCGCTTGGCAAAACTTCTATTTTTCCTCAAGCGATACCACGGTTTTGATCGGGCCTTCCAAGGTCAACAACGTGACCGGCCAATGGTTTAATCTGTTCCCGACTAAGATCGGCAGCAACATTGCAACATCGACGCTTCTCTACCAAGGATCAATCAACGCCGCCTTCATTCCGCCAGAAGGACCCTGGGGCTTTAGCTCAAGCAACTACGACAACGAGCTAATGCGAGCCACCTATGGCGACTCTGACTATGCCTCAACATCTGGCTTTGAAGCTGATTTCTGGGTCAACAAATGGGGAGGGCCAAACGGAATTGACGCCTCGGTTCGGATCCTAGGCAGCCCTAACAAAACGCCAAAATTCACGCAAGGTGCTGATGGTTTATTGCAGGCAACAGTTGATGACATTTTCAAAGATAGGAACGGGTCCCGGTTTGCCTCGACGGTTCCGCTTCAAACATTAACCACGGTTCCAAGTTATCAGGACGGTCTGACCTCTATCAAATTTGACAACGGAGGCCATGTATCCAGCACTTTTGACATTCCTTACCGCCCACTTTTGACCCTTAATGGCGGCCCGGGATCCGGCCCATTTTTCCACAAGATCCCCAAGTCGGCCTGGCTGTGGAACCTGCTGCAATGGCGCCTCGACTCATGGACTCGATCAAACTGCCTGTGCACAATGGACAAGGCCCCAGGCCTGCCTGGATTCTTTGGCACCGGCTACGAGCCAGACTTTGACTTGGACGCCTGGTATCTCGACCAGGCCGGCTACGATCTCCTGACCGGCTACGGTGTGCAGTGCTTTACCAGCCAGGACAGTTTCGGCACCGACTACTGGTTCGTCCCGCCGCAGAACCTGCAGACCTGGTGCAGGCGGTTCGGCTTCACCTCGGGCAACTGGCAGACCGAAAACGGGCAGCCGACCGAGTTTCCTGCGGTCCTGGCCACCCGGGTGAAGCCCTACCGCAGCTACTCGGAACGCGAGACTCAGGTGATCGCCAGTTACTTCGACGCCACCACCAACGATCAGAAGTACCTGACCTTGAGTTTGGTGGATCTCAAGGGAATTTGACCCCTGTTTGACCCCTGCAAACATTGGGTTTTCTTCAAAATCTACAGAAAAATGGTTTTCTCTGTAGACGGGAAACGTGGTCTGGGCCATCTTGATCACGTCGAAAGCAACAGCAGCAAACCAAAGCAAAATATGAACACGACGATGAAGCTGATGAAACAGGCCCAAGAAATCAAAAGTCCCAAGCACTTCGAGTTGCTCTTCGGCCGATTTCAAAGCTCTCTCAAGCACCTGAGCATTGATCTTCAGGATTCGGCTAATCGCGAGTTCCGCCGGGTGGCGCAGGCTGGATGGGAAAAGCGAAACTCTTTAGCCTGATAGGTTTAGACACTTTAGGCCAGGGTGGGGCCAATACCACCCAACCAGGGGCGCGACTGGCCAACGCGCAAACCAACCAACACCAAAGCAAATCACAGCAACATGATCGCAAATCCTACCAAGTACACTCTAGCCCCTTTTGGATCTACCGGAGACGACTTCGGTAGCCTCCACAACATGGCCACCGGCGAGTTCATCCGCCGAGCTACCGAGGCCGAAGCTGCTGCCAGTGAGGCGGCAGGTGACACCGGCGCCATACTGGTCAATGGACTCATCTGCTACGTCCAGCCATGACCACTCTCTCCAACCTCATCTCGGCCCTGATCATCGTCGAGTCATCCGGCAACGATCAGGCCATCGGCGATAACGGACGCGCCCTAGGCCCCCTGCAGATCCACCGCGGGGTGGTTCTGGATGTGAACCGGATCACCGGGAGCAACTACCAGTGGCAGCAAATGACCAACCGGGCGCAGGCCCGGGCTGTGTGCGAGGCCTACCTGAAGCACTGGGGCAAGGGCAAGACGACCGAGGAGCAGGCCCGGATATGGAATGCGGGACCTCAGGGACACAAGAAGAAGACGGCAACTCAAGCCTACTGGCTCAAAGTTCAACGCAATCTGAAATGACCAAACCGAAAACCATCAACGTGACACCCACCACCCACAAGGCCCTTCGAGAGTACTGCCTCGCCGCCGGCCTCAAACTGCAGGCGGTAGCCGACAAGGCCATCGCGGCCTGGCTGAGAAAGGCTGCCAAGTGACCAGGATACTTGCCATCGACCCGGGCATGAGCGGCGGCCTGGCCTACCTCGGGCCATCAGGCATCATTCTGAACTCGATGCCGCAGACCGACCAGGACATCAGCATCCTGGTGACCGACAGGTTGGCGATTTCGGATGTCTGCTACATCGAGAAGGTGGGTGGGTACGTCGGAGGTAAGGGCGCCCCGGGCAGCTCGATGTTCAATTTCGGCTACAACGTCGGATTCCTGCACGGCCTGATCGCAGCGTCTAAGACCCGGGTGATCGAGGTGCCGCCACAGCGTTGGCAGAAGACAATCGGGGCCGGCAGCAAAGCCACACACGGCGCCAAGTGGAAGAGCCACCTTAAGGGTATTGCTCAGCAGCGCCAACCCCGACAGGTGATTACCCTCAAGACCGCGGACGCCGTGCTGATCCTGGAGCACGCCATGATTGCGGAGGGGTTGAAGTGAGTGCGCCAAAACCCAAACCCAAACGTCCCGTTGCTAAGATGTTTGTCGTGTCAGACGACACGCACAAGCGACTAAAGGAATACGCAGTTAAGAAAGGCTA